CGCCAAGTCCACGCCCGCCGTGAGTGCCACCGGCGGCAGCGCCAGCGCGTGAGCGCGTAGCGCCAGGATATTGGCGGTGTGGTCCACTGGCATGCATCACCCCAGCCTCTCGTTGACGACCTGTACGATGCGGTTGAAGCCCAGCCGGGTGATTGCAACGGAGTGGAAGCCGCCTACGCTTGAGCGCAGGGTGGCGCCGCGCCAGTTGTTTTCGATGGACGCCACCTTCGCCGGGTTGTCCGTGGAATAGACGCGCTCCACGTGCGGTTCCACGGGCTCCCTGACCCATGAATCGCGCAGCGTCCCGGTGTCCACGGGCTGGCCCGGCGCCGAAGTGATTTCGCTACCGTAAACGATGGAGCGGAACACTTCATCAACCGTCTCCGTGGACAGCGCGTTCACCTTGCGCCGGAGCCGCGTGTTGAAGGCGGCCATCTGCTGGGCGAAACTCTGACCGCGGATCAGGCTCATGCGAGCACCACGTAGGTTCCGATGGCGGTGCCAGCCGGGGCCACCTTGCGCAGGCGCTTCACCCGGTACTGGTCGGACGACCATGAAACGCTGCTGCCCAGCGGCGGCACCTCTCCCAGCGTCTCCGGCACGAAGAAGAGGTTGAGCGTGTCGGCCTCTATCGCTTCGTCGCCCAAGAATTCCGCCATCACGTCCACCTTGGCTTGGACTGCGTATCCCTGAACGCTAACCGAAGCCGCGCCGGCATAGCGCCCCGTGGTCGGTTCCTGCGTGCCCGGCAGGTCAAGCGTGAACGTCACGGGGCTCCCGTTCCTCTGGAGTGCGGCCAGCGCCCTTGCATGGGTGGCGACGATGTCCACGCGCTAGAAGCTCCGGACGATCTGCTGCGCGAAGGAAGCACGGGGCAGGTCCGAACTACTGTCCGCGAGCACCTCAACTTCTACCGCCGCCTCGAAGGCGGCCCGCCAAAACGCCGCCTTGTTTTCAAACCATTCCTGTTGGAACTTCAGGAATTCCCGGTTGAACTCCGCACCCCCGACGTTCTCCCGCACCGCATCGCCAGCAATCTGACCAGCCTTAGTATCGTATCCCTGCCAGTAGGCGTAGGCCGTCACCACCACGTCCGCCTGTTCCGCCGAAGCCGCGTCCGGAACCAGCGCTTCCCCCTGCGGAATCCAGACCGCAAGAAGCGTGGACAGTTCTCCGACCCTGTACCACGCGGGGTCTAGTTTTCCGGTACCGGCTGGCGGCAGGGTCAGGTCTGCGGCAGTGACGGCCACGGATCAGCCCTTGAATTCGCGGATTTCCTTCAGCCGCGCCGGGCCGATCCCGTCCACCGCCAGCAGGTCGTCATCGCTGGCGCCCTGCACCGCCTGCCAGTCGTTGAAGCCACCGGTCTTCAGCACGTCCGCGTAGGGGTAGTCTACCGGCGCGCTGTCCCTCTTCTCCGTATCGCCGGTCTTGGGCGCGAGTCCAAGGCGCTGTGCGAGGGCGTCCGGCACGTACACGCCGCTGCCGGGCCTGTACAAGACCTTGTCGTCATCCCAAACGGGCGTCTTCAGGTCAACTTTCGGCATGGGCTTACCCGATGGTGGTTGAGGCCAGCACGATCTTGTCCGCGTTCTCAATCACGGGCAGGAACCTGCCGCGCGCCCTGCCCTCGAAGTGCTGGGGCATGTCCTCGGGCACGCCAGCGTCCACCCAGATCCCGGTGCGGCCGTTGTTCTCCACGGTCGGACCGATGTGGCTGTACCCAAGCGCGCGGTCGTTCTCCGGGTCCTCCGTGGCGCCCTCGCCCACGATGAATTCGGATGAGCGGTCGTTGCTGGCGAAGAAGCCCAGCACACCGGACGGGATCAGTCGCACCTTCTTGGTCTTGCCGGGATTCGCCAGATCCCAGATCTCGCCCTCCTTGTCGTACACCACGAACGTCGCGCGCTCGCGCTGGTCGGGGCTGGGGGGGCGGAGTCCATCTTCCGCCCCCGCGTACTTCACCAGTTGCACGGTGCGGTCGGAGTCGGCAATCACGGTGATCTTGTTGACCGGATTCTCAATGATGGCGTCCACCGTATCCCGCGTCGCCATCGCGCCTCGGAAGGCGTCGCCGTGGATGCGGCGTGCGGCCTTCCAGTCGGTCCAGAACTTCGACGCGCTGCCGTCGTATGCGTCGTTGCCGGTGCGCGTGGTGAAGATGTTGTCGCTGGGGATGCCGTAGTCCACCTGTAGGTCCACGTCGTTGAACTGCCAGTCGATGGAACCCAGGAAGAGCGCCTGCGCGCGCAGCCACTCGCGCCGGTCGTAGTGCGGTTGGAGCAGCAGCTTGGTGACGAAGTTGAGGACGGTGTTCACCGCGATATCCGTGGAATTGCCCCCGGCGATCACGGCCTCGCGAGCGAGGTTCTGAAGCTCGATGATCGTCTCCTCCTGAAGCCGGTTGGAGATGGCGATCTTCGCGATGCGCTCCATGAAGGTCGTCAGGTCCATCGCCCCGCCTTCGGGATCGGTGGAATCCAGACCGACCACACCGGCCATCGTGGAACGAACGCGCATGCTGCCGCCCTTGGCGACGTAATTTACCACGTCGCGCTCCGGCAGGATGGTCGTGAGCAGGTAAGAGGCGGGGGTGCGTGCGCGGTTGGAGAGGCGGTTGATGCCTTCCAGTCCACCGACGCGCGGATCTGCCATCGCCGCCCCGAAGTCGAGTAGCATTTGGGTTTCGTCTCCGTCAGGCGGTGGAATCGCGATACTGCACGAACGTGAAGAAGCAACCCGCCGCAGCGAGTTCCGTCTTTTCAGCGCTGGGGATCACCGCAGGCGAGCCCGTTGCGCCGGGTAGCAGGTTCTCACGCAGAACACCACCGAGCATCTTGCCGTAGCTGTCTCGCGCGCCGTACTCCCCGTCCTCTCGCGCGTTGGTAGCGAGGATGAACTTGGCGGGGTTGCTGGCGGCGACGCGCGGATAGCTCCGCCCGTTCGTCCCGGCGGTCCCCATGCGCGTGCCTGCGGGGATCATCCGGTAGCCCGAACCACGGATCACCGCTGCGTCGTCGTCAGCGATGGGCAGCGCCAGTTCATCAACGGTGATGGAGGTGGCGCCTGCCGCAGCGTTCGCCGTGGCGCGTGCGAGCTTCGTTCCGCCGGGGAACAGTGCCGTGTCTCCCGACTCGATACCCGCATCCAGCGCTTCGACCGTCAGCGACGTAGCACCGGTAGCGGCGGCCGCAGTCAACACCGCGAACTCGCCCGCGCCGGTGAAGTTCAGCACCGTCCCGCTGGGGATCGGACCGGAGAGAGCATCGACGGGGATGGAGGTGGCAGCGGCCAGAGCGGCGCCCGACGTGGTGACGGTGACAGCGGCGAAGGTGCCGAAGTTCATCACCGTACCGCTGGGGACGGCGTACGTCAGCGCTTCCACCGGCAGTGAGGTTGCGCCCGCTGCGGCGGCGGCCGAAGCCGTCACGGTCTGGCCCGGAGTGCTGCGGTACTCCTCCCCGACGTTGTCCCAATCAATCGTGGCGCCGGTGTCGCGATTGATGCTCCTCCAGTCAGCCACGAACGGCGGGCGGCTGACTTCGTAGGTGGTAGGCATAGGCGCCTGCTCTCCCCTCGTCTCGTGTTAGGTTGTCGCCTTCGCGGGGCGCAGCGGGTTGGGTGCCGCCGCCGCCTTCCGGTTGGCTTCGATCATCGCGTCGATGCCGCCTTCGGTGCTGCCAGTCGCGGCACGTCCAGCTCCGAACTGCTCTGCCACGAAGCGGCCTTCACCGCCCGTGCCGTTCCCGTTGCCGCCAGCATCGGTGCGGATGCCCTTCAGTTGCGGAGCAGTGCTGGCGAACTCAGCGAACTTCTGCGGCTTCTGGCCGTCCCCCGCGAGCGTGACGTACGGCACCTGTACGTCCACGTCCTTGCCAGTCTTGGGATCTCGCACCTTCTCCGGCTTCAGTTCCACCGTGGCGCCGTCCAGACTGCGCATGTCCAGCAGGGTGACGACGGTGTCTTCAGGCCAGCCCAAGGCCTTCACCGCGCCGCTGAACGCGTCCTGCCGGGTGCGCTGTGCATCCTTGTCCTTCAGCGTGTCGCGCTCCGCCTTGAGCGTCGCCACGTCTTCCGGCTTCAGGTCCAGCGCCTTCCACGCCTCGTGAACCTTTGCCTCTTCCGCCGTCAGCACTACAGCGCCTTCGGGCGGCAGCCCCTTGGCCTTCTCTTCCAGTCCCCGCACCTTCTCGCGCAACTTGGCGTTGTCGTCCTCGAAATCCTTGATCTTCTTCGCCAGTTCCCCCGGCGTGCTTCCGAGATAGCGGAAGGCGCCAAGATCCTGCACGTCGCGTTCGGACATGGTTACATCGGCCATCGGGGTTACCCCTGTGTTGTGGGTCGCTTCCGCATCGGAAGGCAGCGCGGCGGCATCCGTCGCGACGGTGGAGGGCTGCGGCCGGGAGCATCCCCCAGCCTGTTCTACTGCGGACTGGACACTTATAACGCGGAAACGGCCCCTGCCTTCGCGCGTGGCGAAGGCGAGACCGTTATCGTATCGGGCCGCGTCGTGTGTCCCCTACTCCGACCGCAGGCGCCACGACAGCGCTTTTCGGGAGCTACCCTATCGGTCAGACCTGAAGCCGTCGCCGGGAGTCGAACCCGGAACCGTCGCCTTGGAAGGGCGTTGCTCTGCCAATTGAGCTACGGCGGCGTTAGCAGCCGACGGGGCGTCCCCCATCGGCACCGTACGGGGGTGCACTTCCCGGTCCCCAAAGGTCCGGCATCCGCACGTCCGCCCTTTCGGGTCGGTGCAAGTCGGCGCAGAGGCGCCAGAGGTCCGCGCAGGGTTCAAACCTGCGACCGCTCGCTTACGAGGCGAGTGCTCTATCAACTGAGCTAGCGGACCGTGGTCGCGCAGGGCGGGGTCTCACCGCCGCGAGTCTTGCCGGTTCCAAGCTACCGGACTCTGCGCGCTCCCTCGCAACGCCGTCGTTTGTACCGCGCTAGTTATCTGCGGTGCGCCGACGCTACTTCGGGTGTCGTTCACCTATGTACGTTTCTGCTGCTGCACTATACGCGCCAGCCTCGCGCGCGTCAAGCCTCAAGCGTCTTCTTCTCCGGCGCGATATTCCCACTCGCACTTGCAGCGGTTCCCGCATTCACGGTCCCCTATCTCCGGCACGCTGGCGTCATCAATGTCCACCCATTCCGCATCAGAGGCGGCCACGCACCCCGCGCACGAGTCGGTAGCGCCCCTGATATTACGTCGCTGGAGATTGCCCCGCACGCGGTTCTCCGCCCTCTCCATTAGGTGGTATAGAGGGCGGCCAGCTTCGCTGTAGAGCTTCGAGCGAGAGTTGACCGTGCCGTTCAGCGGTTGCCTGCCCGTCGCCACGTCGCGCATGAAGCCGCGTAGGAAGCGGTATTGATCCTGCACGTACCGCCCGACGCGTCCGTAATCCGCTTCCGTCATCTGCGCCCATCCGCCCTTCGCCGCCGCGCCGCTGTACGTCGCTACCACCTTGACCTCCCGTCGCATCCGCACTTCCCACGTAATCAGGTCGATGGAGCCGGAGCGCAGTTGGTTCGCCAGCACGTCCATGCGCTTGCCTGCGGCCTCTAGGGCTGCGTCCAGGTAGGCACGGACGCGAGCAGGCGGCACGAAGGCGCCCGTTGGCCCTCGGTAGCGGCCTGCGGCTCTATCCCAGCGGAAGGGCGGGCGTGGTTCAGGCAAGCGGCACCGGCGGCGGATAGAAATAGTCGTCCGCTAGGAACAGAAGCACTCCGGCTTCGGGACGAAGCATTTCTGCCACGGACGCCCCCGGCCAACCCTTTGCAATAGCGCGTGCGGCGGCTTCGAGGTGAACCGCTCTACGATCCGTGCCGTTGTCCTCTGGCGCCAGTGCCAGAATGCACGCAGCGCTCGTTTCGTCGGGGCAAAGCGTACGCACCCGGCGTTCAGCGAATTCAAGTCTGATGAGGCGTTGCGCCTCAGCCATGGTTGCCGCTGGCATCGGTAGGGGTGCAATGCCTACCTCGCGCCACCGACGCATCGCTTCGGCCAACGTGGTCATGCGTCCCCCAATCTCTCGGCAAGGACAGCAAGATCGACCTCCCATTCAGCGCGCAGCACGCGGGCGGCAGAGATGCTAGGCGGCTCGGAGTCGCCAGCATCGTGATCGACGTGCACCGCCTCTGCAACCTCATCAGCTATGCGTCTGAAGCCGAAGACAGCAGAGGGTGACTGGAACCCGTCCAGCACCTCTGCAAACGTGTAGGGGCCAAATGAGGCGCGGTCTCCGGGCTCCATGCGCTCAAGTGCCTCTTTGATGTGCCGCTGGATCTCGTTCATGCGTCTGCCAGTTCTGAGGCGAGAGAGGAAAGAGCGGCGGCGCGTTCAGAGACGATGCGGTGTGCCACAGAACGCCACTCGCGCGGCGGTGGCCTGCGGTTCTCGGTGATCATGCGAGCGCGAGAGATGCTGTTGAGGCTGACGCCGACTGCCGCAGCGTAGTCCGTCGCGCTCACGCCTAGCGCTGCCATCCTGTCCATCGCCTCTTCGAACGTCATCTGTGCTGCTAGGTAGAGAAGGTGTTGACAACACCACTGGGAGAGTGTATACTACCATGCAGAGAGACGAAACGCAACCCTGACAGAACCGGAGCCGAACGATGACCCCGACCGAACGTTTTGTGGACTTGCTCTCGGAACTGCTCCCCGAGATGACCGACGAACAGCGGGTCCGACTGGAGGACGCCTTCAAAGACGCCGTACAGCGCGTGGCGGAAGGTGCCGTGCAGTACGCAACCGATCCTCGCTTCGGGGAGTGAGGCCATGCAAGGCATCGTGATTGAGACGCGCGAGGTGTCGCCCAACCGCTTCCGCGCGGAGGTTGTTGAAGGGCCGTGGTGGAGTCGCGGCGTCGGCTCTGTGACACGCCAGAACCGCCACAGCGCTTATTTTGAACTGCGCGACGCCATAAGTAGCCAGACGCGCGGGAAGGTGGCTTTCATCCACGTACCGGAGTGAGCGGAATCATGCCCAAATCCATTCCCCTCACCCGCGAACTGGCAAACGCCGCCGCCGTGGACGAAGCCAACCGGCAGATGCGCGACGCCTGCCGCACCGCATGGAGTGAGGACGACTACAACCTTGCCG